ATGGACAACGATGCGTTCATGGCTGCCGGGGGAGGTGGCAAAACTTTCGCCTTCGCCAAAGCGCCAGCACCTCTGGCCTCATTGCCGTTCGGCATCATCGACCCGGACTATGCTCGCTACTACACGCTGATCCGCACAACCGCTTGGCAGTGCGGCTACGCCATCGGCCTGCACGGCTCGTTCACCAGAGACCTTGACCTGATCGCCGCGCCATGGACGAGCCATGCTCTGCCGCCTGACCTGCTGATGAAGCAAATCGAGTATCGAACCGACTTGCGGCGGCAGGAGCAGGAGTTTCGGGCAAAGCCGCATGGTCGCATGTGCTGGACCCTATTGCTGCCCGGCTTCACCGATCCCCGGTGGGTCGATCTTTCCGTAATGCCGCTTGTGACCGCCCCACCCCAACCAACCCAACAGGAGACAGAGGGATGAAGACACTCGCCGTGCCGCTTGAATTTCACAGCGTCGGATCGGCCCCGCCGAAAGGCGACTACTCCGACATGTTCTTGCTCTACAACCCGTGCGACGGGTTCCATATCGCTTTTGGCCGCTGGGATGATGACGATGGCGAGTTCGAAGGCTTCTTCGACTTCCTCGGCAAGAACGAATTCAGCGACGACTTCTACGACGCCTGGGCGAAACTGCCCGACGGCAACGATGTGCTGTTCCCGGTTTTCTCTACCAATCCGTCGAGGGCGTCCATCGCGTATCACGCCATTGAGAAAGCGCGCCCAGCATGACCATCATCCTGCAACAAGCCCGGCGCACCCTCAAGCTCGCCCAGAATCTCGTCAACAGGTTGCAGGACGAGCAGTGCACCAAGAAGGGCCACATCAAGGGCGGCGGTGCATTCGAGGGCTATTCGTACTGCAAGACCTGCGGCAGCCAGATTGCCAATACCGACTTCGGGCGGAAGGGATTGAAATGACCTACCAGCGAAACGAGACGGCTGAGCCGATGGCGAGCGAACCGTTGCTCATGCAGGACGAGAACTCAGGCAAGGATGGGCGGCGCTACAACGAGTGGCACGCCTCGCGGCCAGATGCGCGGCTGAACGCGAGAGAGGCGGCAGAGGCTGTCTCGCAGGAGGGTCGAGCATGAAGCGGGACTTCCCACAAGGCACGCCGCTCGAGGTGCAGCTTCTCAGCGTGGCAGCGATGCACACGCCGGGCCGAAAGCACCAGAAGCGCAAGGGCGTGAAAGCGTCAGAGCGGACGCGCGCCAATGCGCGGGGCAGCGCCGCAGAGAAGCACCGCAAGTCCGCCCTGTTCCATGCCCAGGTCCGCGCGTACTGGCTCGGACAGCGTGAGACCTACCCGGGGTGAGGGCTACGGCTTAGGGAGCGGCCGGCCGAGGGGCAACGCGTAGTCCGGCGTCCCAGCCCCGCTCGCAGATGGTGCCAACAGCCCGGAGCCTGTCAGCATATCCTCGGACGATTTCCTCGCGCGAGTCAGCCCTGCCAAGCAGGACGGCGAACACTCCGATGGGATCGGAATCAGGCTCACCCTTCCCGACGGCGGGAGTTCTGGAAAGCGCTCGGGCTCGCTCGGCGGCGGCGAGATAGGCGCTGCGCATCCGCTCACCAGCAACGCGAGCAGCATCGCGCTCAGCTTCCACGGCTGCGATTCGTTCTTGACCATCTCGGGCCTCCTTGTTGACGGCGGTTTGTCGGGCTTCGGCGCGCAGGGAGCGGGCACGGTCGGCGAGGATGCGCAACTCCTGCTGGTCGATCTTGTAGTTGGCGAACTCGACCTTCGCGCGCGCGACGTTCGCCTTGGCGTTGCTCACTTGAACCCGCTGGCCGAGCAAGCCCATGAGCAGCGTGGCAATGATGAGCGGCTGCACCCACCACGGGATGAGTTTTCCGAACAGGCTCATAGCGTCCTCCTGCCAGAGCAAAGCCGGCACTGGATGCGCGTGGGGATGCCGAGAAAGACGCGGTTGCAGTCGCCGCAGACGTTCCAGGTCGTCTTCTGATCGAAGTCGATGGGCCAGTCCCGCGGCGTGGCGGCGGCCTGGCGCTCTGCGAGATCGGGGGCGCCGTTCATGACGACACCGCGGCGCCGACGGCGGTTGCTTGCTTGCCACTGGCGCCGAGGAACCGCGCGCGCTCCGCGGTCCGGCGCCGCTTCAGGCCGAGCATGACCTTGCCGCCTGCCTTGTTCCACATCAGGATCGCGTCGGCCGCGCCGATGTCGTCGCCCTGATTGAACTTGCGCAGGACCGTTGAGCCCCGGAAGTTGGCAAGCCCGATATTGTATGCCAGCGAGACGAGGGCATCGAACTGGGCTTGTGTCGGCTCGCGCTGCAGCAGGTCGACCACGCCAGGCTCGAATTCCCGGTGCAGGCGATTCGCATAGCGCTGGTCGGCCTCTTCCTGGGTGATGACGAGCCCAGGCACCACATCGGGCCCGGTGTCGCCCCATCCGATCGTCCACGGCGCCCCACCGGTGCCAGGATCTGGATACGCCTCGAGCCGGCACTGCTCGAAGTAATGCATGATGGTGTGGCCCTCGGCCGAGGTCTTCAGGTTGGCTGCGTCCATGATCAACTCCCCCTCTTGTCAGCATTCGATCCGTGAATCTGCTTCCAGTGCTTCCAGAACACCGCGCACACGTAGAAGGCCAGCGACAGGGAAATGAACAGACCACCGTGCGACACCCAACCCTCCCGCACGATGCGGCAACCCGTACCGACAGCACCGATCGCGATGGCAGCCAGGCCGATGCGCTCGGTCACGGTGTCATTGATGCGCTTCGAGAAGACGGCCAAGGTAGCGCCGGCCGCCGTGACGAACCAGCACACCACCGAGATGGCTGCATGCACTGTGATGAAGATGCCTTCCATGATCATTCCCCCGCCTTCTTTTCAAGGCCGGCCAGTTTTCTGAGCCAGTCAAGAGCGATCTGCCACACGCCAGCCAGTGGTGTGGTCTGGACCCATTCCCAAAGCCGCGAGGCGATGGCCATCCCGAAGAGGCCCATCAGGAACCCGCTCAGGCCTTCGGGAATGCCGACGCGAGAGGCAACGTAGGGAGCGGCGTAGAAGCTGATCAGCGCACCGCATATCGCGGTGCTGATGCGCTGAGGCCAGGTGCCTTGAAGGAAGCGCATCGAGACAAGCGCGCCAGCCACGCCGGCCAGCTTGGCGGCGATCACGTCGATGTCGGCTAAATTTGGCATGCCGTCCTTTCAGGCAAAAAGAAAACCCGCCGTAGCGGGTTGGGTAGTGGCGTCTCTTGAGGTCAACCGACAACCTCCACCGTCCAGACACTGGCCACCCATTTGATGGTCGTGGACGCGGCGCCCGTCGCCTGGATCTCGAGACTGCCCAGGGTTGTGTTGGCGACTGCAGCGACAGACCAGCCCGAGGCTCCCGCGTCTGCGCCGACCGTAGTCACTGCTGGCGTTCCCAGAAGAGCCGTGGTGGCCACCCCAGAAGCGCGCTTGATTGCCCCGCGAATCTCAAAGACCGCCGCATCACCGTTGGAGTTGTTGCGAGCCGTGATCCGAGCGATGAAGTGGTAGACCGACGAATCCGGCAGAACAATGGAAGAAGTTGCAGACGGCGCCGAACCGTCCGCAGACAAAGCGGTCGCGGTGGCATTGGCGGTTGACCTACGCTGGATGAAGCGACAGGACTGCGCGTCGCCATCAACAGCAAAGCGCCCGGCGGCATGGGCATGGCAATAGTCCAACCCACGCGTCGTTGCTCGATTGCTGCCTGCGATGAATGATCCGGTGCCGGCAGCGGTGTTGTTCAGTCCGGCGACGATGCCTGCATTCGAGCCGCTGGACGTATTCGTACTGCCCCCGCCGACAAATGCATTTGTCTGACTTGCCGTGTTGGTCGTCCCCCCAACGACGGCGGCCTGCGCGGTCGATGCGGTGTTGCTTGTACCGCCCCCGACGAAGGAATTGTTCGCACTGGCCGTGTTGGTGTCGCCGCCGGCGACTGTCGCCGCCGTTGCGGTGGCGAAGTTCGTGTGGCCACCAGTCACAGTCGAATAGGTGCCCGTCGCCTTGTTGTCATTGCCGCCAGAGATCGTCGACGATGCACCGGATGCAACATTGGCAGCCGCCGCCCTGCCCATCTGCCAGTCGACTGAACTCCCCCCTCGTTTGTTCCCCCCCGCCGTGGTGTTGTCGGCGATCTGTGCCGCCAGAGTGCCCGCGCCCTTGGGCGTGAGGGCAATGTCCACGTCGGTTGCCGCATTCGTCGCGATCAGGCGCACGACCGGGACCGTCGCGTTGGGGGTGGCAGTGTTGACCGATTCGGTGAAATTCGTCAGGCCTGCGCCCCCTGCCGGCGCATACACGTAGGCCTGATAGTTCGTGCCATCAGAGACGATCACCGCCCATTGGCCGGTCGTCAGTACGAGCGTCGCCCCACCGTCAATGGTGGAAGTCGTTGGCGTAATCGTCAGCGTGCCGGCGCCCTTGTTCTTCACCCTCATGAACCAGCCAGAGCCGAAGGCCGACGTGGCCTGCGGCAAAGTGCCAGAGATAGAAGCAGCGTTGCTATGCGTAACGAGTTTTCCTCGGTCTCCTGACACATAGGTGTACGTAGTGCCGGTCTGCGGATTCACCAGTGTCGAGGCTCGGATTGTCCCTGTCGAGGTAATTGCCGACCCGCTGGTAGTTTCTACGCCGCCCGATGCATCTACACTTGTGACGCCCCCACCACCCGCACTCAATTGCGAGAAGGAAAGTGAGGTGCTTCCGATCGTGATCGGGGCATTCGTCGAGCATGTCCACTGCGTGTCGGCTTGCGTCGACCCATCCTGCACCATGACAGTAGCATTCACCATCTCGACGCCAGTGTCGGCATCCATTGCACGAGTGGGTGCTCCGCTTGCATTCACAACGTAGATGCCGTTCTCCGAGCCCGTCGTCTGGCTCTTGATAAGAATTCGATCACCCGTCGCAAGTGTCGCCCCATCGATGACCTGCCCGTTTGCAAATGCTGATGCGAGGACGCCGTTCGCCGTGGTTGCTACGCGGACAGATTTCTTCCAGCTGAGACCTTGTACGAGGTTGTCGACGTAGGTCTTTACCGCGTGCTGCGTCGGGACATTGACACTGCTATCACCAGCAAGCGTTGTGTCGTTGTCCGTCGCAATCGAGCTAGCACCCACGAACTCACGATGGTCTGCGGCCGAAGTGATCGTCGAAGCCCCAGCGACGATCAAATAGAGACGATAGTAGTTGGCGGCGTCATTCCAGTTGGCGATGCTGGTCGAGACGCTGACCGCACCCGTCGAGCGGTTGGCAACCACATAGTTCGTCGCGCTGCCCGTGAGCGCCACCGTGCCATCGGCAATGGCATTTCCGAAGCCACGGCCGCCGTAGTAGGCCCAGGTCAACCCCGATGTTGCAGGCGCGCGCTTGCCGTACATCCCGGCCGGCGATGCAGCATCGAAGTTCTCATTGAGCTGCTGGAAGACGTTGGTGTTTGCAGTGAGGTTCTGGAGTGCGGTCATATAGTGGCCTGGAGTTCATGCCCGCGACCGACGGCGTCGCTGAGCTGATAGACGCGCACAAAGAGCGTCGTCTGGTTGGCGCCGAAATCGGCAATCTGGTCAGCGCTCGTGTAGACGGCCGTGGCACCGTAGGCCGAGATCACGCGCTTGATGGTCGCAAAGGCTCCATCGCTGTAGATCGCCACGTCGTAGCGCTCCACGGATTCGCCGAGAGGAATGGCGCCCGTGGTCAGGACGCTGTCGCTCATGCGTGAGCGCCTGCCCCAGGTCAAGGTGATGTTGTTGCTCGAGATACTCTTGCGCAGATCCACTGGACTGAAGGGCCTGAGGCCCTCGCCCGTGTTCGCGTAGGTCTGAGTGGCAACGCCGTCGGCACGTCTTCCCTTCGTTACGGCCTTGTAGATCTTGGACTGGCCGAGCGAGCCGACATCGAAGTTCGGCCTCAGCGTGCCCTCCACTCCCATCAACACGAACCTGTCGTTGACCTGGTGAGTCCCGGTCGCCCATTCAGTGCCGCGAAGGCCGCGCAGTAGCCCGGAGAGGATGTAGCGCCCTGCACCCAAGCTGCCAGCACGCTGGAACTTGATCACCTCCAGGCGACCATTCACCCCGACGACGGCAACATTGGAACGCCCATTGATGAGCACGTCTCGGGTGATGCTCGCGAGCGAGCCATTGCCGATGTTGACGGTCAGCAGGTTGATCTCGTCCACCACATTCGGGGAAAAGTCTCCGAGCGCCGTCTCGGTGAAGCCGATCACAGCCTCATTGTTGACGGTGCCGACCGGCTCCAGCGCCGCCTCAGTGTCACCCACACGAAGTTCGGCGCCGGGCCAGCCTGCGGCATACCCCTCCATGGCCGCATAGAGCCCCGCGTTGTTGTCTGCGTCCTGCATGATTGGGCCGTCGACAATGGCAAGCTCTGTCGGAGGCGCGAGTGGCGCCACATCCTGCCCAACATATCCAGTGGCGCCCACCGCCGTTTGCATGTAAAGCTCGGCGTCGCCGGGCTCGACATTGAACTCGCACAAGGCGCCCGTGTCCGTCATGCTGGTGATGCGCCAAAGACGGAAGGTGCCGCGTGGGTATTCGACGGTGACGCCATCGCCGGGCGACAGGAATGCGTACTTGCGCGAGGTCTTGAAACTGCGCGTGTTCTGCGCGCGCCACTTCGCGAACAGGATCATCGCCGCGACTTGCTTGGCATGATCCGAACTCGTCGCGATCGGCAACTCGACGATCAGATCCTCCGCCGCCTCCGTGATCTGCCGGACTTCCTTTTCCGCCGCGGTCTGATAGTCGATCGCCGGCTCGATGTAACTCACCGAGACGCTTCGCGGCAGGTCGATCTCCTGCGCGCGGTTGAGCGGCATTGCATCTGCTGGCTCGGCGCCGTCCTCCGCCTGTCCGAGTTCGTCGTAGACGATCGTGGCCTCTGAGACGATGTCCTGGTACTTCTTGAACTTGATCAGGCCGTCTTCATCGACGATATATGCCGCATATGCCGTCAGCAGCGGATCGACATTTGAGCGGGCGCTGGCCGGGTTCTGCAGCTTGAACCCGATGAGCGTGTCCGTATCCGGAATGTCGCTGACATCGAACCGGGTTTCTCCAGCCCGCTCGCATTGGTCCGCGATGATGTCCTTGACCCTGACCGAATTGAGACTGACCGCATTGAACCTGATCAGATCGTAGGCACGGTCCGTTTGGTCGCTTGGCCCAATGATCATGCTGTCGCCACCGTTGTAGAACGTGGTCGGCCGCGAAACCTCCTTCTGGCCTATCGCATTGTTGGCGCTCGCGCACAGCAGAACCCATCCTGCGTCGGATACCGAGTACAGCGCCGCACCGCCAGAGAGATAGACCCAGGCGAAGAGCCCAGTAGCATCGAAGCGCAGCGCCGAGGAAACAGTGTCCACCGCTCCTACACTGCTCGGGCCTTGGATTTCCTCTATCAGAGCGAGCGTTTCGGCAGAATACTTGCGGACGTAGTAGTTTCCGCCTCGGTCATTGAGCACAGCGAGCACGCCTCCGTAGATGGCGATTGGCAGCGTGGTGCCGCCGGGGATGGCATCCGCAACAGGCGTGACAACCCCATCTCTGAAGATGATTGGATTGGCGGCATAAACATTTCCACCAGAAACCGCCTCGACCGTCGCAGCGGCAAAGTAGCCATCCAAAGAGTCATAAGCCACACTCAGGCCCGTTCCGCTGCGAAAGACGTGATTCGCGTCGCTGCCTTCGTAATCCAGGAGGTGCGATGCAACTCCGGTGCTCATGTCGATGCGCTCCAGCCATTTCGGATGCGCATAGAAGTCGCTCACCAGGCCCGAGTAGTCGCCTGCAGGCCGGCAAACCGCAGTGTCGGTGACGGGCATGCCAATGATGGGGACGCAGGCATCCCCCCGGGCCGGCAGCGTGATGGTTGCACCCTCTTTCGAGTACCCGCTTCCGACCGTTGTCTGGTAGAGCTTGTAAACGCCGGCACTCTCACGCTCGCTGATGTGCAATGTCTGGTCGATACCGACGTATGCAAACACCCCCTCGTTCGACACCTTGGGCACGGTGGCGATCTGCAACTTCTCGACACTGGCGGAGGACGAAGTCGACAGCACAAAAGAGAACTGAGGCACACGCCCCCCAGGGCACTCGATCGCGTTCATGCGAATGCGCACGACCCCGCGATAGGCGGGCACGCTGCCAGGGCCACCCATCCAGGCCTCTTCGCCTGGATCCGGCAGCTGGTCCGCATGACCCTGGTACAGGACGAAATAGGCGTTCGGATTCTCCGAGCTGGCGAGCGCTGAGCCAATCGGGATGCCCGACCGCGCGTCATAGATCAACTTGCCATCTTGGAAGATTTCGACAATGCTCACGATGGAGCCATCCCGCGGCGTCTCGCACAGCACAATGCCCATGTGCACGTAGTAGCGATAGGTCGTGTTCTCGGGGCCACCGCCCTTGCCGCCCGTGGTCTCCGCAATCTCGATCTTGTCCGTCGACCAGACCACATTGCCGCCGATACGCTCGGTGCCGTAGAGGATCGGGATGCCGGCGCCATAGGTCGATACCTGCACCTTCAGGTCATCGACGCGCGGCCCCTCCGTCTTCTCGCCAGGCGTCAACAACCCGCCCACGAGCGAGCCCACCACGAAGCCCAGCTGCGGATAACCGAAGAACGCGCCGACGACTCCGCCGACGACGCCGAGGATTTGCTGAGTGCTCAAGCCGCCACCTCGGGAAAGCGGAAGCAGCCACGGACGGTCTTCATGAACTGGTCATCAAGACGGCACTCGACGACCTTCTTGTTTGGCAGATGGGCGTGGATGATCGACAGACCGCCGCCGGGGTAATCGCCGACGATGGCGATATGGCGCATCAGGCCGTTCATCTGCACCAGCAGATCGCCTGGCTGCAGGCTCGAGCGATCGACCGCGACCATGTTGGCGCGGCAATAGTCGAGCATCTCGGTGCCGGCGGAGCGCTTGGCGTAGCCGGATTCATCCATCGCGGGCAGCCCGAGCTCGGCGCGCACGCACACGGGCAGGCCGATGCAGTCCACGCCTTCGCGGCTGCGGCCCTGATGGCGATAGCGCACCGCCTCGCGAACGCCCTTGAGTTCGCAGAACGTGCGGGCCACGCGCACAACATCGGCGCCGGTCATAGGTTCGTCCCTTCCGTCCCACCAAGCCCCAGCACCTTGTCGCTGCCAGGAACCTGCGGGAAACCGCCGTTGTTGTTGGTGTTGGACCACTTGTCGCGGCAGTCTTCAATGAAGCGCTTGCGGCAGCCGGGCGTGACGCTATAGGTGTCGCCGACGGCCACTGTGTAGGGCATGGGCAGATGCAGCGTGAAGACGCCGGCCGCGAAGGCATAGATCTCCATCTGCACGCCGGCGCTCTCCCCGCTGGTGATCGTGATCAGGCCAGCACCGAAGTAGTCGGACACCTCCCCTCGCGCGCTGTCGGTCATCACCCGGAGGCTGTCCACCGAAGTGAAGGCGCCCGTCACCGTCAGCGGGCCCAGATCGATGTTGCAGGCCGGCACGTAGGCCGAGCCGATCGACCCGAAAACCCACGGGCAGCCTGCGGTGTAGACGCGGCCGACGACCTTCTGCAGGCGCTGGGTGAGGCCGCGAACCTCCGCCGTGAACGCCGAGCGCCCCGCCTTCACGTCTCCGATGTTCCCGCTCTGCAGGTTCATCACGCCCATGGTCAGGTCGCGGTAGTTCACCTCGAAGACGGAGACGAAAGCCCCGTCCCAGAGACCGGCGAACAGCTCTGTCTCGCTGACGCTCTCGGCCGCCATGGTGCCGTTCACTTCGGAATTCGACACCGCGGCGCTGGCTTCCTGAGCGATGGCCGTCGGGTTGACGCCTTCCTTGGAGCGGTAGATTTCTCCGCTGATGAGCAAGTCGCGCGCGCAAGTCGTGACCGTGACCACCTCGCCGTCGCGGCGCTCGAAACGCCAGCAGCGGGCGATGGTGGTCGTGCCCTTGGCGTATTCGGCCTTCAGGGCAATGGAGACGGTCTTGCTCATGCCTCTCGCACCTCGACCAATGGCACGTTGGGCCCGTCAATCAGCCGCTCGGCATACTTGCCAGGCCTAGCCAGATCCCAGTCGATCGCATCGTTTGCGAACTGCACCGGCACGTAGAAGCCGCCGGACCAAGTGAGCGTCTCGTCCGGCTGAGGGTACTTCTTGCCGGTGCCGGCGGGCGTGATCGTCTTGCCGGCCGTGTTCGTGGCCAGCGTGTATACGTTGGAACTGCCGCCTGTGATGGCCGTGATCTCGTGACTGAGGTTGTTCAGGAGCGCGGCATGCGTGCCGGTCAGGTCTTGCAGCCAGAGTCGCCCTCCGACCACGAAGCCAGCGATTGCGCTGGCCAGCGTGACTTGCGTGGTGGCGCCGACGGCGACGGCCGTGACGTTCTGCGAGGCGTCAGCCACGAACGTGACCTTCACCGGCCCAGCACTCAACGCGATGTTCCCGGCCGCCACACCGACGACGACGGGCGAGCCCCCGCGCAGGATGGCGGGCGTACCCTTCGGCCGGCTGATGTCGCGCGCGCGCTTGCGGGTCGTGCCGAAGGCGGTATAGAGCTTCTGGAGGCTGTAGTTCGGCGTGCCGTTGCCGAATCCAGAGACGCCCGACTGCACCCCGGCCATGTAGCCGATGAGTGCGCCTTGGGCGGTCGTGGCCACTGCGTCTACCGGGTCTTCCAGCAGCATGCCGTAGGCGCCAGCGTCGGTCACCTCGTAGATGCCCATGATGGCCTCCCACGCGGCGAGCAGCATGGGCTTCACACCCATCGTGTATTCGCGCATGGTGACGTCGCGCACGACATTGGCCGTCGCGTAGCCGCCCTGGTTGACGCTGCGGTCGTTCTTGCGCGTGGTGCGCCCGACGATGCCCGCCATCACCACGCTCTGCGGGATGATGACGTCGGAGAGAACCGTGATGCTCATGATGTGCGCTCCATGGCACGGCGAGCGCCGCGGTAAGCGACCGCGCTCAGCTGCTCTTGGGTGGCGCGGCTGGCGGGCTGGTCAAGGATGAAGGTCGGCGAATAGTTCATGCCGCCGCCGAGTTGGTTGTTCGGCGTGATGCGGGCATTGCGGCTGCCGTTCATGAGGTACTGCTTGCCGTTGACGTCGAGCAGTTCCGGGCCCTGCTCGTTCACGCGGTGCATGCCGAATGGCGCCACACTGCCGCCGGCCGCCTTGCCGCCGCCGAAGAGGCCGGACAACAGGCTGCCGAAGTTGAAGCCAGCGCCACCGGTGCCAGTGCCACCGCCGCTGAACAACTGCTTGAACAGGTCTTTGACGATCAGGTTCGTGAGTTCCTTGAAGATCGTGTCGGTGAAGCTCTTGAAGGCTTCCTTCGCGGTCTTGGTGCCGTTGATGAAGTCCGAGAAAGCGGAGCCCGCGGCATCCGCAAACAGCGTGTTGAACTTGTCGGCGAGGGGGTCGATCGTGGCCGCGAGCTTTTCCAGCTCGAGCCGGGCGCGCTCGGCGCTCTGCACCAATGCTGGATTGCCCGAAGCGCGCGCGATGGCTTCTTGCGCCGCAACGATGGACTGCAGCTGGGCGACTGCGGCCTTGCGCGACTCGCCGAGCTTCGCCAGGGATTCGAGTTCACCCGTGGTGCCAAGCTGGCGGGCCAGGGTGATGCGCTCTTCCTCGATCCGCAGCCCTTCGGTGATCCGGCTGACGGTTTCGGATTGCTGGCCGTAGTCGGCCTGCGCCTGCTTCAGCTGCTTAAGCCGATCAACTTGCGCCAGTCCGGCGGTGTCGCCGTTGGCGGTGAGGCGCTTGGTGATGTCGCCGAACTGGTCTTCGAGACGGATCTTGGTGGCCGCACTGAGGTTGCCGGTGAGCTCCAGCACCTCGGCGTTGACGCTGTTCATCTGCTTGGCGAGGTCTTCGAGGGCCTTGCGCTCCTTGAAGCCCCACTCGATCGCCGTTTCGCCGGCCTCGCGCGTCAGACGCTTCTTCTTTTCGATCAGGTCGTTGATCTTGCCCTGGGCGGATTCGCGATCGGTCTGCTTGCCGGCCGCAGCCTGGAACTTCTGCAGTGCGGCGATTTCCTGGTCGTACAGGGCGAGTTGCGACGACACTGCGGCCGACTGGGCAACGCGCTTGCCCTCGTAGTAGGCCTGCGTCGAAATCAAGTTCTCGCCGTTGTAGAGGTCGAGCATCTTGTTGCGCGAGCGCAGGATGTCTTCCTCTTCCCGTGCGGCGTTCTCGAGCGCCTTCAGCTGGTTTTCGAGAATCTTGTTCGTCGGGTCGTCCTTGCCCCCGCCGCCGCCCTTGGCTGCTGCACCATCGAACTTGAGGGTTGGAAGCACGCCTTGCGCAGCGCGCGATCGGGCCATGAGCCGCTGCGTTTCCGGGTCAGCCGCGCCAGTGATCACCGCGCGTTGGTCCGCGAACGCCTTCTTGATGGCCTTCGTCGCCTTGGCACCGTCGTAGTTCCAGAGGTCGACGTATCGGTCGTTCGCTTCCTTGGCCTTGGCGTTCCGCTCGGCCAGCAGCGACGAGAGGCTGTCCCCTGAAATCGCCGCCTTGACCGCGCCCGTCGGCGTCAGGGCCGATAGCAGCTTCGAGTCGGCATAGACGGATTCGAAGCTGCCACCCACGGCGCGGAGCGTCTTCGCCAGCGCGACAGCGGTTTCGCCGACAGTGGCCAGCGCGAGCGTCACTTTCTCGGCCCAGTCGAGGATGACCAGGTTCAGAGCGAAATCCTTCTGCGCACCGTTGGCGCTGATCAGGTCGCCGATGACCTCGCGGACGGCGTTCTGCACCGCCGTGAGGGCGGGGATGAACTGCGTGGCAATGGCTTGGGCGTGGAGGATCAGTTCGGCGCGCGACTTCGCCTGGCGGTCAGCGTAGTCGTCGGCGAGTTTGATTTGCTCGGCGGTGAGGATGTTCTGCTGGCCGCCGGCCTCATACAGGGCCTTCAGGAAAGGCAGCAGATCCGCGCCGGCTTTGCCGAACAGGGCAACGGCAACGGCAGTCTTCCCGGCGCCATCAGCAAACCCGCCGAGCGCCTTGGACACCGCCTCGATCTGGGCCTCTGGCGCCAGCTTCTTGAAATCCGAGAGGTTGAGCCCGAGGGCGCCGATGGCGGCGCCGGCCGCCTTGGACTCGTCGTCGACACCGGTCAGGCCCTTGGTCAGGCGAATGCTCGCCGCGGCCACGGTGTCCATGCTCGTTCCGCCGACAGCAGCGGACACGGCGAAGCCGGCCATGGCCGCCGCGCTCGCGCCTGTTTTCTCGGCCAGGTCTTGGAAATTGCCTGCTTGATTGATGAGTTCAGGGATTGTGCGAATCGCGAATGCGGCAGCGTCTCCCAAGGCACGCATCGCCACCTCGGCTTTTACGATGCCGACGGCGATTTGGTTGCTCAGATTTTGAGCGAACTGAGCCGCTTGGTACTGGGACTTCGACAGCCCCTTCGTGAACTCGGCAGCGTCTAGCCCGAGCGAGACGACAAGCGAGCCTGCGGATGCAGCCATTACTTGCGCCCCTGCCCGAGCTTGCGCACGCCAGCACCAGCCAGTTCGCCGATGTCGCTCGCTGCGTTGTCGAGCTCTGCTTCGCGATTGCGTTGGAACATGTCGAAGTCACTCATGCGGGTTTTGTTGCCGTTCACCTGAGCCAGAAGGTTGGTCATCTGGATCAGCAGCAGCTCTTGCCGGCGAGGCCAGAGCGGGCCGCGAACCATCCACAGGGTCAGTTCGCGTTCCGTGAGGGCGTTGACCGCGGCAAGCGGCCAGCCCATTGCTTCAGCAAGATCTAGCTTGAAGCGGTCCCGAGGGGTGAGACGTTTCCCAGGTCGATCGCCGCTTCCTTGCTGGTGGCGTTGACCTCTTCCATGGCCGCATGAATGCGGTTGAGCGAGGACGCGCGCAGGCGGTTGATCGCGAAGAGGTCTTCGGGGCTGGTCGGGTCGAACAGGAGTTCGCCGTTCACGTCGCAGAGCATCTTCGCCACGCCGCGCGCGGTCTGGAGCTTCGGGTCCGCGTCCGAAGACATGGACTCGATCTCGCCGACGAGCAGCGGCTTGACGTAGACGTCGCCCCATTCGGGAACGTTGACCGGAACGGGCTTCGGGCTGGCGGTGGCGAGGATCTTGGCTCGCAGTTCGTCGCGGGTCATGCTGCAACTCCTGCGATGAACTCGCGCGCGCCGGACAAGAGCGAAGTCACTTCGATCTCGTTGGACCGCTTCTCTGCCTCGGGGTAGAAATCGACCGCGACAGTGAACACCATGCCGACGCCGTACTCCACCTTGACCACCTTGGCGGTCTTGGGGATACCCAGTTCCTTGCACAGGAAGGCGTGAATGCGCTGGCCTTGCGCTGATTGGCTGTTGATCGGCATATCAGGCTGCCAGGACGAAGATTTCGCCGGAGAGCTTGAGGGTGGTCGAGCCGGTCCACACGCCAGACACCGCGCCGCTGAAGCTGGATTGCTGCACCGAACCGATCATGACGATCGTGCCGCCGCTGTTCGGGAAGGTGATGCGCACAGCGATTTCCTCGCCGGCCACCTTGGCAGCGCGGATGGCGGCCTGCACTGACTCGTTCGGCGCGAAGTTGTAGTTCAGCGTGAGAGTGCCGCTGTCCGACAGGCCGGTTTCGAATTCCTTGGCTGTCGAGCAGATGGTGGTGACGTCGATCTCGTCGGTCGTGCCGTCTTGCTGATCCACACCGGTGAGCTCGCAGAACGCGCTCATCGTCAGCGGGGTGAAGGTGCCGCCGCTGGTGTAGGGCGTGTAGCCGGTGGCATCGACGCCAGCCAGTTCGAAATCGTTGGTGTCGGGGTTGTCGACGACGTACAACTTGCCATTGACTTCCGTCATGCCGACGACCGCGGCGATACGGCCGACAGCGCCAAGGACTTGGCCGTGCGCGGTCGAGGTGACCAGCGCCGGATCGGCTTCGCTGATGTCGGTGATGGTTTTCGCGGCCGAGGTTCCGGTGCTGATTTGCAGCGTGGAACCTTGGAACTTGAGACGTTTGCCTGCTGCCATGATTGACCTACTTTCTTACTGACGTACTTGCAAAGAAAAAGGCCGCACAGTGGCGGCCTTCGGCTGGGGAACTTGGGTGAGTGGCTAGGTGCTGCTCGGGTAATGGATGAAGTCCAGGCTGACACGGTGAAGCTTTAGATCGGGTTCGTAGGTGCTGAAGCCACCCACGCATCGGGTCGGCGGCGTCACAGCGGCCATTGCCGTCAGGGCCTGAATCCGCAGCGAGCGCGTGGAATCGAAGTCGGTCGAATAGATGTCGACTTGCACGCGCGTGTTCGCGGTCTGCGCGGCGTCATCGCCGCAGATGTCCTCGACGGCCTCGTCGCTGATGAACGTGAAGAGGATGGCTGGCGTGATGGGAACGGCCGGAATCTGGGGGAACGTGCTGGCATGAACCCGGTTCGCGACGAGGCCCTTCAGCGCGTCGAAGATCTTCTGCTCGAGGCTCATACGCCCGCCTTTGTGAGTCGCTTCGCGATGCGGTCTTTGATGGCCTCCACGGCCTTTCCCTTGTTTTGGTCGTAAGCCGGTCGAAGAAAGGGTTTGGCCGCCATCTTTGAAGTCCCGTACTCCACGAAGTGTGCGTAGAAGAAGTCGCCGAGCGAGGTGTAGCTTTCCTTCCGACCAAGCAACTTCTTGGCGCGGTAGGTTTTGCCGTTGACGGTGGTTGGGGCGATGGGCCCCTGTAGTTCGACGACCGCGGCCCGCGACTTCGCGACGTACTTCTTCATTTCTCGCGAGGACACCGTGACGATGTGCTCGCTCGTCAGACCCGTCTCCGACTTTGGGATTCGCTTGACGACGATCCCCTTCTTCAGGGCACCGGTTTTGACTGGCACAAGATCCTGTGCCGCCTTTTTGATTACCGCCGCGCCAGCCGCGGTCGCCGCGCGGCTGATTCGCTTGTTGACGTCTTCCGAAAGCGTCTTCATGCGATCGCCGAGTTGCCTCAGGCCCTCGACCTTCACCGTTACAGAACTAGCCATCGCTAAGACCAGTTGATGCGCCCAGCGCTATGAGACGCCCCCGCAGCTGTTGATCTGGCATGTCCACGATATTGAATGGCTTCCCGTTCCAATAGATTCGGTCCGTCGGCAGAAGGCCGAGCCGCGCGTAGACGTCGGCTCGAATCCAGAACGTGTACTCCGAGACAGATCGGATTCCCTCAGCGACGTATGGCTCACTGGCCCGCGCGCCGTCGACCCTCGCCCAATACAGCGACGTCGGCGATGGCCCCAGCCTCTGCCAGGTGATGGTCGTACCGCCCGTCCCCGTCGGCACCTCGACGCGCCGCTCAAAGGCAATGCGCTGGTCCAACGCCCTGGCGTCGACATTGCTGCGGATGCTCATGGCTAGAACGTGTGAACGCGGTAGCTGGAAAGCAGCGCGTCGCGCGCGTTCTCCAGCGCCTTGCGCTTGTCGGGCGTGAGTTCGTCGTACTGCAGCTGCACAGCCAGAAGAATCGCCTGCTTGATGCTCGCCGGCACGTTGGCGCGGTAGTCGATCTGTGTGGGCGGTTCGGCATCCGGGTCCGCAGGTTTCGGCGCGTAGCCGGCTACGTACTCCACCTGAATCGCGTCGTCGCGCAGGTAGATGGAAGGAGTGCTGAACCCATTGACGAACCGGAGCTTCGGAACCAGGTCGGAGGTGACGAAATAGTCAGCCGGCGCAACTGTCTGCTGCGTGTTGGCGTCGTCGAAATACTTCAGCGACACCATCTCGATGAATGGGGGGCGGAGCAACTCGATGTCGCCCCATGCCACACACCCGCCGCCGATGAACCAATCCCAGCCGCGGCGCTCGCCATTCCGGCGTGCCGGGCCGCGCGTGAGGCGCAAGGTCTGCTGCACGAACGCTCGGCGGGTGATCTGCTCGCACTGTTCGCGGGCGCTGACGATCTGCGCCTCGACCGCGGCGGTGTCCGGGTTGTCCTCCGTCGGATCATCCAGGCGCAGATGCACGAATGCCTCTTCGATCGTCACCGGTTCAACCGGTGGGGGCGTGACGATGACGATGTTCAAGGTCTTACTCCGCTTCGTCGAGCAGCTTGGCCAGGTCGGCCTTCAGGGTGACGCCTTCGGGGATCTCGATCGCCTTGGCCTCGAGGGCCTCCTTGATCTGAGCCACCGTCAGGCCGTCGGACGGCTTTCCGGTTTCCTCGGGAGCCACTTCACGCTCGACGCTCTCGGCCTTCCGGCGCTTCAGCCAGTGGTCGGCCGATGCGTCTTCAAGCTCGTAGACCTTGCCGGCCTCGAGCGGCTCGCCATTGCCTCCAACTTGGTTGGTCAGCATGCGAACGGCCTTCATGATCAGTTCGACACCACCTGGGCCACGGTCGTCGCATCGTTGTCCGAAGCGGGGCCGTGGCGAGGATCGACGCCGAACACGATCGCGCCGGCATCGCTGGTCGCGGTGCCCACCGTCAGCACCAGGCGCACGAAACGCTTGGTGCGGTCGGGCAGGCGATTCACGTCCAGGTTCATGACGACTTGCTTGTTGTCGCCGGTTGCCTTGACGATCTGGGTCGGCTGGCCAGCGGCGATGTCGGCGGCGCCGGTGCCGCTCGAGTCGGTTGCCGACTGCCACTTGGCATCGACCGTCGCCGAAGCGCCGAGCGTGCCGGTGGAGATGACGCCCATGAGGCGCGAGTAGAGGGCCGTATCGACCCAGCCGGAATTGCCAGCACCGGCAGCGCGAGCACCGGGAGCGACGACGGCGGCGACAGCGAGGCGCTCGCTGGGGAGAGAGTTCACACCAGACATGATGTTTTCCTTCGAAGAGTTTCGGAAGACGGGCCCGAAGGCCCATCAGAATCAGGCGCGAGCGCCCAGGGCAGCGAAGAAGCCGCGGCTCGATGCGCCGGCTTGGTACGGCGCGACTGGAGCGTTCCACCACGGCTGGCCACCGACGCGCAGCACGAAGCGGAACGCGGTGATGTCGTAATCGAACCAGACGTGGATCGACACGTCCGACTTGACGCCGCCGGCCTTCACGCCCGACAGGTAGTTCGACAGGTCGCCGAACAGGATGTCGCCTTCATCGCCCAGGGCCGGCATGGCTTCCGAGTACATGATCGGACGACCGAACAGCGTGCCGTAGGGGGCAGCCGAGAGGCCGCCAGGCGGCATGTAGACGGGAACCGCGGTGCCGGTGCCGGGGAAGGACATGCCCATCAGCTGGCCTTCGACGTCGGCGTTCATGAGCCAGCGCGCATTGCGGCGTGCCATTGGCGTCAGGGACGTCCACATCTTGGTCAGGTTGGCGAAAACCACCGTGTCGGCGGTCTGGCTGCCTTCCTTGGCGACGATCACCGTGCCGGGCGACTTCAGGATACCCAAGGGCATGCCAACGCCGGTGCCGTTGATGATGGCGTCGTTCACCTTGAACACGATCTTCTCCGGCGCCTTGCGGTTGACGTAGCTGGCCATGGCCGGCGCGTCTTCCAGCAGTTCGTCGGTGAGCGGCACCAGTGCGATCACCTTGTTCAGCTTCACGGTCTTCTCGACCAGCGCAGGCTTCGATTGCGTCTTCTGGCCGCCTTCGACTTCCCAGTAGGCCTGGATGCCGCCGCTCGACTGCCACGGGGTGGTTTCGTCGGCCGGGAACGTGATGCTGTTGCCCGAACTGATTTGTTGGTCGGTCAGAGACAGCAGCGAGTCCTCACCCATCACCTTCTGAATGATGGTGTTGCGGAAGTCCGGCGGCACGGCGAAGCCACCGTCGGCGCCAACGCCTTCCGAGCCGAACGTGGTCGGCGCGTTGGCGATCAGGCGCGGGTCGGTCTGCGCACCCTTGGCGGACGACTTCACCACGGCGTTGAAGAACTCGGCTTGGGAGCGGAAACCCCACTTGTTGGCGTCGGCCGAGCGCGGGGTGGCGAAGATCGGCTTGTGCTTGGCGGTCGTGCGGGCCTGCGGCTGTGCGGGCTCGTCGTCGTCCTGCAACTCGGGTGCGGTCTTGCGGCCGGCGGGCTGCGAGATCTTGGCGTTCATCGCGTCCAGCTGTTCGCGGCGCTCGATGTCGGCCTCGACAGCTTCGAACGAGGCGAAGATCTGCTTGATCTCTTCCTGCTCGTCAGCGGTCAGGTCGCGCTTTTCGGCATCGGCGCGGGCCTGGATGTTGTTGCCCGCGTCCTTGAGCTCGATGAGCCGGTTCTGCAGGGTGTCGAGGGTGGCAACGGAATCGTTGCGCACGATGGCGGCGGCCGAGAGGCCGAAGGCTGCGGCGACTGCCAAGGCGGTCAGGGCCAGCGAATGCTTCTTCATGGAAAACTCCTTTGGGCGAAGCGGAAACGAAAAAGCCGCCCGGAGGCGGCCATTGGCGGAATGCGGAGGGCTGGCCCTACGCGGTCTTGGGGCTGGCCCCGAGATTGAGTTTCTGAGTACGCATCTGCATGCGCGCCAAGAGGGAATCGGAGGCGGTCGCCTGCTTGCGCAAGCTGTCCGGCACCTTGTTGAATTTGTCGAGCATCGGGAAGGCGGCGCTGAATTGCTTCTCTTCGACCTTGCTCGTCGCGAAGCCGCGCTCGACGGCTTCGTCGGCGTTCATCCACGTCTCCGCGGTCATCCAGGAACTGATGTCTTCGCGCTTGCCGCCGGTGCGGGCGACGTAGTTCTCGAGCAGCACGTCGCGCACCTTGTCCAGCGACTCGGCCTGCTTGCGCATGTCGGCTGCGGTGCCCATGGCCATGCCCCAGGGGTCGTGGATCATGATCGTTCCGTTCGCAGCGATGCGCACTTCATCGCCGGCCATGGCGATCACGGACGCGATGCTGGCGGCGATGCCGTCGACGTGCACGATCTTCTCGCCGTCGAAGCGCTTGATCTGGTTGTAGATGGCCAAGCCCTCGAAGACCGAGCCGCCCGGGCTGTTGATGTAGATGTCCAGCGCCTTCACGGCGCCGAGCGCCTTCACCGAGTCGGCGAACGACTTGGCGGTGACGCCCTCGCTGAAGAATCCGCCGCCGATCGCGTCGTAGACGTAGATCTCGCCGCGCTTGCCACTGGTCTTGGCAAAGAATTTCATGCCGGTTCCTTCTTGAATACTTCCGCCGCGGCGTCCGCGGGGAGCAATGGGCTGCCCACCATCTCGATCGCTTTGGCCTGTGCGGCTTCGATGCGGTCGCCGAGCGCCTCCGCCATCTCTGCCACCTGTTCTGCCGCGTAAATCTTGGCGTCCTGCAGCGCGGCAGAGGCGCCCGCGGCATCCTTCCGGTTGTCGAAACGCCGCTGAATGCGCGCGTAGACCGACGTGAGCCAAGCCTGCGCCACATCGCCGGCCTGGCCGGCGTTCGCCGCGGGCGCTGGGGCCGGCGTGGCGGCTGGCGCCGGTGCTGGCATCATGTTCTTGCCGACGTCCTCCAAGCGCACCGCGGCGCCGTTCATGGTCCGGACGTCGCCAACGGGGCCGATCGTGTTCTCTCCGAGCTTGCGCAGCACGTCGTTGACACTGAAGACGCCCATGCCGCGCGCGGTGCTGTACGCCGTCATCCGGCTGCCGTAATCGCCCTGCTCTGCCCAATCGACGTCGAGCTCGACAAACTTCTTCGGGCCGCGGGTCGAAAACAACTTGAAGTCGGCTTCCTGCTCGATCTCCTTGACCCAGGGGCGCAGCGTGTCGCGCGTGAACTCCAAGCCCTGGTGCTCTATGTTGTTGTTCGTGGCGCGCAACAGGTGCGCGATCTTGTGCGGAGGCACCCGGAACCAGCGGCACACCTCTTCGATCAGCTGGTTCTTGACGTCGACCAGCTGCGACTTGTCCGCGTCTGCGGCGAACTGGGTGAACTTGCCGCCAGCCTCCAGAAAGAGCGTGCGGAAGGCGTTGCGCGCGCCCTGATGCTTGTCGTTGATCTGCGTTTTCAGGCGCTCGAAGGTCGGGTCATCGAGCTTGTTCGGGTACTCGAGCACGCCGCCCATCTGCGTCCCGTTCGCGAAGTAGGACGAGGCGAACTGATCGACAGCCACAGAGCGCGCGATCGTCTTAATGGCCTTCGCCACCATGTCATCACCAGCAAGGCCGGTCAGGCTGGCGCCGCGGATGTGGAAGACGTCTTCCGGCTCCAGATCGACGAAGCCGCCCTGGTAGTCCTGCGTGACCCTATAGACCAGCCGCCCGAACTGGTTTCGCACCATCTCGACGCGATCGGGAGAGATCGGCCACAACCAGGCCAGCCGGCCGGCCATGTCCCATTCGATTTCCGCGATGCCGTTTCCGTAGCCGGCGGCTCCGATGCCCATGGCTCGCTTGCCGGCCTGCGCAGTCATCTCGGGATTGAACCGCGTGTTCAGCACGTATTGCAGGCGATCCTCCGGGATCACCTTCTTGTCGTCGGCCCCGCGCACACCAGCGTAGACGTTCCAGTCCGAAGAGGCGATGGCCGAAGCGATCGCGTCGATGCATGCCCAGACCGCGGCTTGCATGAAGGCGATGCCATGCGTCACATGAACGCCGGCGTCGTTGCTGCGGCCAGGCCACCACGCGGTGCTCTTCGGATTCGTCGGCCCGGCGTGCACGACGTCATAGATTTCGGTCGGGCCGCCGCCTGTCATTTCGATGGCGATGCGCTGCAAGGCGACGACGCCCGGCTCGGGCGTGGCTTCGGCGCGAGCGCCAAATGCCTGCCGTACTGCGGTGAGCGGGTTCAAAGCCATCGTATTTGCGGTTCCGCTAGGGGTTCTGGCAGGGTGGCCACCAGGCCGCCTGCCATGACAGCCGCGACCATCAGGTCAATTCGGCCGGTCGCTTTTTCTTTCGACAGCTTGCGGTTCTCCGCGCCGTCCTGTTCGATCACTGCATTCCCTGCGCACATCGTCAGCAACTTGTGGCCAGCGTGCACGAGCTCGCCGTTCAACAGCATGCGTTCGAAGTTCTCGACAGCCGGACTCATGTCCTTGAAGCCCTGCCCGAAGGGGCGCATCGGCGGAAGCGTGATGCCTTCGTCGTTCGCCAGCGCGATCAAATCCTCGATCCGCCAGCGGTCGTAGGCCACCTCAACGACCTCGAAGAAGTCGCACATGCCGCTCAGCTTCTGGAGAATCGTCCGCTTGCTGATCGCACGCCCAGGCGTTGTATCCAGATACCCTTCGGCCTTCCACTGCACATAGGGCACGCCGTCGGTGTCGTTCTTTTCCTGCAGCCCAATTTCAGGCAGCCAACCGAACGGAACAATCTTCCAGGGTTCGCCCTCTTCGACAGGCTCCACGAAGAACACCAGGCCGGTCAGGTCGGTCGTGCTCGAGAGATCGAGCCCAGCCACCGCGCGCCGGCCGCGCAAGTCCTGCCAGTCGAAGTCGCGCTGCGCGCCCTTCCAGATTTCATGGCTCAGCCACGGCGACTCAGCGCCTGTCCACTGGCAGAAGTTGAGCCGTCGCACCAGCGCTTCCTTGCCCGGCATCCCCTTAGCTTCGGTGACTTGCTCCCGGATGTACTTGTAGCCCGGCAGATCGGCGTCCTGAAGGCTGGGATTCGCCTTCGGCCAGCACTTCTCATCCTCAAATGGGTCGTCGTCCTCGTCGAGCGCGCAAATGAAACTGAAGAATGCGTCGTCTTGCCGCTCGCCAGCCGCAACCTTGGCCCCGTACTCGTGATACCCCCAGCACGGCCCGTGCTTGTTTGAACCGCTGTTCGTGATCATGAAGATCAGCGCCTGGCGCCGGCTCTTCGTGCCCGCGCGCAGCATTTCGACAACGGTGTTCGTCTTGTGCTCGTGCAACTCGTCGATCAACCCGATGTGAGGCCGCGGGCCGGATTGCCCGTCATCGCTGCTGATTGGCCGGAAGAACGCGCCCGCCTGCAGATAAGCCAGATTCCAGCACTTCTCGCCGGTGCCGCTCTTCTGCAGTCGCTTCGAAAGCTCCGGAGACTGATCGACCATCGCAACGGCGTCACGGAAGAGGATCATTGCCTGATCCTTTTTCGTGGCGGCGCTGTACACCTCTGCCCGTGCCTCGCCGTCGGCAACGAACCCCTTCATCCCGATGCCGGCCGCCAGCGGCGACTTCCCCGAACCCTTCGCCGTCTCCACATAGCAGACCCGAAAACGACGGTAGCCGTCGGCGCCGAACCAGCCGAACGTCGAGCCGACAACGAACTTCTGCCAAGCCAACAGAATGAACGGCTTACCCTCGTAGTCGCCGCCATTCAACTTCAGCACACACTCGAAAAACCGGATGGCCTTGTTCGCCTCTTCCAAGTTCCAGACCAGACCGCGCTTCTTACCCTCCGCCAGATCCTTCAGGTGCCGCGCGCAGGTATCGCGAACATGAGGGCCGGCGATGCGCTTGCCCTCTACCACCTCCCGTGCGTATGTCGTGACCGGATCAGCCGAAGAACTCGGCGAGGGGGTCTTTCTTTTTGTCGTCATCAGGGGCGGCGTTCACCTTCGACCTGGCAGCCGGCGTCAGGCCGAACTCCACCAAGTAGCTTTTGAATCGGCGGTCAGCGTCGGCCAGCATGGCCACTGCGGGATTCGCCTTCATCAGCACCTGCTCGACCGGAGATCTCTCGTCGCCGATGCCGCGGATGGTGCTGTACGTGCGGCCATGCTCTTTGATCAGCTCGCGGCACTCCAGAATTTCCGAGTAGCAATCACACAGTCGCTCGAGCGCAGGTCCGTCCGCTTCAGTGAGCACTCCCATGCGGTCGAGCAACACACCGAGACGACCCCATGCCACCTTGCCAACATCTGAGAGGTAGGCTGGGCACGAAGGAACTTCGCGCTTTGGCTTCGGCTCGCGCTTGTTGAGAGCCCGCTTCCCAGGGTTCCCGGAAACGACTTTCAAATGCGTCGGTTTCGGGGGGCGTCCTGCCATATCAGCTCAGCCAAAAAAAAGAGTTTCATTTCGCGGGTGTGCACAGAAGGGATGGGCGACGGTCCTGAGGGCGAAAGGCCCCAAGGATTTCACCCACCCCCTCCCAATGTTGGTGCGTTGTTCCTATGCGACATGCATAAACGCGACTAGCTCTCATCTACTCGATGGCCATCCATCCGCACCGATGACAGGCTTCAGTCGCCTGCCGTTCTCAATGTCTGTCTTGCGCTTGTGGCACTCAGCGTTGATCGCCTGCAGGTTCGATGGGTGGTCGATCTGCTCCTGTGTCCAGCCCTGTCGCACTGCTTGAGACTTGGGTATGCGGTGGTCTACCTGTGTGGCCTCACGCAGCCTGTACGTCTTCCTGCACTCATCACACCTGCACAGGTAGTTGTCGCGCTCCAAGATCTCCAACCTGAGCTTGTCCCAGGCTGCGCCGTATCCGCGCTCATGGCGTGATGTGGTGGGCCAGGCCATGGCCTACTACTTCCTGAAGTACTCGTCCTGCATCACAGGCACAAAGCAGCGAACGCTATCGCCCAGCGATGTGACCTCGACCATGTCTGGTGAACTCAGATCAAGCCTCGGCGACAGGCAGTAGCCACATACCGACGCATGGGCCTCATGGGGTGCGCCACACTGGGTGCACGCACATTGGTGCGCCGCCGACTGAGTCATTGGCCTTGGCCTTGGCATCGGTGGCACTACGTAGCCCATCGCGCACCTCACAAATAAGAAAGCCCGCACAAGGCGGGCAAGGATCGATTACTCGATCGAGGAGACAACTGCTGGCCAACCAGGATGGAATCGAACCACCAACCTTCGGTTTTGGAGACCGGTGCTCTGCCAATTAAGCTACTGGAAGGCGAATGTGTTGCCCGACATGAGGGCAGTCCGCGGCGTTGAGAGTGTGCGGTGGGCCTCGGCCGGACGAACGGGGTTTGGCAGGGTTTAGTTGAAACGATGCCTAAATGAGAAATGCCGCCGAGTCTTTCAACTGAGCGGCTTGAGTTTTGATGGCGGCCGGCGCTGATTTCCGGCATTTGCGGTGCCCTATCGTGCTGGCCGCACATCGCCTTACAAGCGCAAGCGCATCAGCCTACGCATTCACCATCACGGCTGCGGATTGATCCGGGCCCGGTCGAGGACTTTGGCCACGCCGGTCCTCTTCAATCCGCATGCGTGATGCCTCGAAGGCTAGCCCTTCAATTCCCATTCTTCCACTTGGGCATCGAGAGAATAGGTGCTTCCATCAGCCCGCTTGCGGGGCGCCTCGTAGGCCGCTTTCGCGCGCTCCGCACCTTCCCGCGTGGCATGCACGCTTTGCACCACCACTTCATCACCGTCAGAACCATCGCCCGACGTGAGCAAGAAGACCGATCGGCCCAGTCGTTCAGAAGTGCTCATGAGCAATATTGTGGGAATTTAGGCAGAGCTTCTCCATCAAGTGCTTCGGCCTCACTTACAACGTGGGCAGACCTACGACAGAGAGTTGAGGGCAGCAGGACTAGCGGCCTGCGCGATCTCGGGCGCGAGTATACGATAACTTACGCCTTCGCAACAACTTTCCGCTTGTGCGTCGACGACTCGCGGTAGGCGCTCAGGTTGCGGCGAATCGATGTCCGGCCTTTCTGGCAGCACTCATCCATGTAGTTCGCCACTCGGCGGCCTTCTTGCCCGTGTGGCACCGCCGCGATACCACTGCCACCGCAGGCACGGCAAACCTTGGTCGACAACGACGGCGCGTCAGGCATCTTGAGGAACTTCAGGCCATCGCACTGGTGGCACGTCTGGTCGAGCCAGTAGGCGATGACGGCGGGAACCTTGGCGCCTGCCTCTTGGATGCCCCACTTGGGCACGTATGCGGTCAGCGCCCGGCGCACCTCGGGCAGGCTCTTGAGCTTGTTCACCAGCTTTGCCATCTCGTGCATATACCAGTCGCCGGCCAAGCGGCGTGCCTCGGCCGTCCGGCGATGCTCACACTTCTCCGTGCGCCGCTGGGCTTCGCTTCGGTTGATGACCAGCGGGAAGGCATCGCGCTGCAGCTTGGAGGCCAAAAGGCTGATCCGCTCAGGAGACGGCTTCGGCGGCTTCTCGGCCTTGTCCCATTCGCTGTGCAGGCGAAGCAGCGCCATGCCCACGCGCGACTCCGACCAGCCGGCGGCAATGATCAGGTCCGCATCGCCGCGCAGATCCGCCTCTACCCGAAGGTCCGAGCTGTTGCCGGCGGCCGTGTATGCCTCTTCTACGCCGCGCTTTTCGTCATTGAGCATCATTCGTCCTTCTTCAAAAACTTCTCAGGCGGCATGCCAGAAAGCATCTGCTCCATGGTCATGCGGATGGTTCGGGTCATGCGCCGTTCTGCTTCCATGCCTCGGAAAGCATTCGGCTGGCGATGGCGCCCGCTTCATCAGCAGTCAAGGCTGTGTCGTGCACCAACTCCCCATTGATGTAGACGCGGCTTGCGAGCGGACTGCGGCAGGAACCGACATACGTCCAAGTCGGGCCAGCAATCGCCGCCAGCGGAGCCAGCGACAGGCCCAGTGCTGCGGCGAGTAGGTTGCGGCGGTTCATGCTTCTTCCTTCGATGGGATCAGTTCGGGGTTGATGGTGGGGAACGGTTCGAACGTGAACGGAAGCAGGCCCTCGGTGTCGAACGGCTCGCCGTTGGCTGCGGCATTCAGTACGTCAAGCCAGCGCTCTGGCAGATTGCACTCGGCGCCCAGCCCGGCATAGCAGGTAGCAGCCAAGGCGCGGAGGCGTTCGATCTCGGTGCAGTTGCAGTTGCAGTTCATTCCAAGTCTCCTTGCCCAGCGGGCGTTGCGTTGAGTTGATCGAGCGCCCATTGCGCTGCCGCGCGGTCCTTCGGCGTGCCGTCGAGGAAGCCCGCGACGATGCCGCGCCACATGTCCACCATCCAGAGGTGGCCGGCCATGAAGGCGCATTCCTTGATCGCGGCCGGCGCGGGGCCCTGGTCGAGCCACTGGTGGCATGCTGAGCAGGCGTGCACGTGGTACTGGTCATCAGCCTTGCGCGCGCCTGCCTTCCCATGGATGCCGAGGTTCGAATGCGCGGCGACGACGGTTGCCGGGTCGCGGTTGCAGACCTCTTCCACGCGGAGCACGCAGGACTGTCCACGCGCCATGCTCAGCAGATGCGGATTGCGCTTGGGCTCGGTCTTAGCGATGGCGGCGGCCGGCGCGGGCTTGGCGTAGCTGCCGGTGCGATGCATGGGCGCATACAGCGGCTGCGGCTTGCGCTCATAGGGCTTGCGAGCGAACGTCATGCCCATCCCTCCACGATCATTTCCAGCAGGCGATCGGCGGTGTCGCGGTCCATCTGCGGCAGGATCACTTGCAGCACGCCGTCGATGGCTGCGCTGTAGAAGCGCTCGAAGTCATCCTGCTCCATCTTGTCGAACGAGATCGAGTGCAATTGCGGATACACCTCGCCGGTGCGCGGGTCGACGGCCGGATCGAAGTAGCCCGCGGCAAGTTTCACGGCCGGCAGCGCCTTCTCGACGGTCGGGTAGGTCTCGCTGTTCTCGGCCACCAGTTGCAGCAGCGCCATCAGCTTGCGGTGCTGTGGGCCGTTGCGCGGCGTGGCCCACTCCAGGCGAAGCCACTTCCCGGGCTTCATGGTCTCGAGCCGGCGCTTGAACTTGCTGTAGGCGTCATGGTCGCCTTGGGTGGCGCCGCGCAAGCCCTTCTCGGTGCGGATGAGCATGGCTTTCACTGGGAAACCTCCACGTCAACGGCATAGAACTTGACCGGGCCTTTGCGCTGGCCGTAGTCCCACTTCACCCGCGGATCGCGGTCGTCGATGCCCAGCCAGTCGGCCACGCCATCGCGGACGGACTTCAGCGCGCCGCGCAGGTTGTCGTCGTCCAGGGCGCGCGGAGCCACCCGGGTGAGCAGGACCGTGCACGGCAGCACCGGTTCGGCCTTGGCGATGCGGAAGACCATGCGCGCGGTGGAGCGCTGGTGGCGCGCGCGTTCGGCCACGCGGCGCCAGTGCTCGCGGGCGTTGGCGGTGGAGACGGTGCGGACTGGGATCGAAACCTTCATGGGAACTTCTCCATGCGCTTTGCGATGACCTCGGGCGACGCCTCTTGGAACCGCTTGATGCGGCAGACGTTCAATGCCGCGACGTGGTGCACGGCCTGGCGCCCTGCTGTCTCTGCCTTGCAGCGGCCAAAGCCGTAGATGGCGAGGTCTGTGCGCTTCAGTGACCAGTGGGTGCAGTTGAGGCAGTTCACGCGGGCGCTCCCGAAACCAGCAACCCCAGATCGACTGCCAGCCGATGCTCGACGAGCGCGCCACGGGATTGCCTCCAGCCGCGCAACATGTGGATCTCGTCGCACGTCACGAGCTGCGCGACAGCGAGGCGCATGTAGCCCTCCCACGATCCACAGGTCGGCGGCGTGTTCTCGGCCGGGTTTTCGACGTGGTAGCCGAGTTCGCGCAGACCCTTCGCCACACTGTTGAATTCGGGGTAGTTGAGGCCGGGAACGCCGGACATAGGGCCGGCAATGTAGATGCGGTTCATGCCATGCTCCCCAGTGCAAAGACGCTGTTCGGCACTTCGCGGCGCATGGCGATGGCGACCGCTTCTCTCGCCTGCTCAGCAGCGCGGTCTCTGTCGAGCGCATCCAGCGCCGCATCCGTGCTCAGCGCCCAGCGCTCACGGCGTGCCGCGCGCTGGGAGCCCGTTTCGCCCGGCACCTTTGGGGTGAACGTGGAACGCTGCACACCGGCAGGCGTGATGCGGTATGTCGCTGCACGGAACCGCTTCGGCTTGCTCTCGACCTCTATGAAGCCGCGATCCACCATGAAGCCGAGGGTGTTCTGTGCCGCGCGCAGATCACACCCGCATGCTGTGCTGGCGCGTTCTGCGGTCATGGTCTTGCAGACAGCCATCATCTTGAGTATTTGCAACGGCCTGGTCATGCTTCCTCCGCCAGATTCCGCGACCGAGCGAACCGCCACTTCCCTACCGCATTGCGCTCCAGATGGCCAGCGTCACCCAGTGCGCGCATGTACTTCTGCGCAACCTGCTCGACCACTCCGAAGTGCTCGGCGACGCAGGCCTGCGGCGGAAGCTGGTCGTTCTCTTCGAAGAACTCGTGGCAGTACGCAAGCACCTCCACGATCCTTGCTTGCAAGGCGGCACGCAGGTAGCCACCCTTGCCAGGGATGCCGGTTGCGTGCGCCCGAGGCTTCCTGACCTTCGGTGCTTGGACGACCTGAAGCCGGGCGCGATGCTTCGGCGATGGGAGGCCGCGGAGTTGCGCGGCGATGCGATTTGCCGCTTGGCATTCGGCGCTGTATTCGCTCATCAGTGAGCTCCTTGGGTGAACATGTGGTCGAGGCGCAGCAACTCGGCCGCCTCATTCCCGCCAGCCTCGCCGACGGCGCTGGCAATGGCCTGCTTCAGGCCGTCCAGCGAGACGGGAAGCGGAACGAAGCCAGACCTGCGGCGCTCTGCCCTCGCCTCATGCTTTTCGATGATGGCGCGCGCCTGGCGGGCATGCTGGCTGCGGAGCTTGTCGCTCATGCCGATGGCATTCGGGATGCGGTAGACCTCGCGCGGCTTGGCGGCAGCGCATAGCGACACGAACTGCGGCAGGCTCGGCGGAAACTCGGCATGGCGGGTCTGGCAGTTGCGCAGCGCGACCTTGATCGTGTCGGCGTCGAACTCGCGCAGGCCGTGCGCCCAGATGCGGCGCGCGTTGGCGATGCCCTGGTCTTCGCCGTTCTCGACGACGCCGGTGCTGAACTTGGTGAAGAAAAGGTTCCCGTAGTAGCCGTGCAGCACCTTGAAGACGTTCTTCACGTCGCCCTCAGCGATGACGGGCTGCTCCTGGCGGAACTGGTTTTCGCTCACAAGGATGGGCTTAAACATCGATAACCTCGCCTTGGTTTTGTGGGGTGTCGAAAATGCTGGCCGCGGCTGCGGCGAACTTGTTGGAACCAAATGCCGGGCGCGTGCCGGGCGTGGCTGGTGCGGGCGCAGTCCAGGCGTTCAGGTAGTGCTCGCCGGGACCGAAGAAGGTTGTGGGCTGCTTGATGAATCCGGGCTCGGTCTTGCAGGCTCGACAGTACGCGGCGTAGCGCTCGACGCCGGCCATCAGCGCCTCCGCCGTGACACCCTCCTTGCGGCGGGCCTTCCAGGCTTTGCAAGCGTCAGCCTTCGAGCGTCCGGGTCGGTCGGGGTATGCCTGCCACACCGCATCGAACTCGGCCGGGTACTTCGATTCGGTCGAACCCGACGAAATATCTTCTGAACGTAGTGAAGAAGAGGTTCCGGTTCCGGTGTCGTTGCTATCGTCGTGGTCACTTGGTGGTAATGCATTACCACCGCGTTGCTCACGCTTTGCTGCCTTGAAGTCGGCAACGCGCTTCGCGTTCTTGCGGCGGTACTCAATCATTTCCGCCACGCGACTCACGATGGTGTCGTGGTAGAGCCGGCCGTCATCGGCGAGCCACCAGCCGCGCATCAGGATCTCGCGCATGGGTGCCCAGTACTTCGGCGCGATGCGGCACTTGGCACGGATCAGCGATTCATCGTTCGGGAATGACCCGCATGGGACTTGCGTCCAGGACACGAGCCACATCATCAGCAGGCCGTGTTGCGCCATCGGCACCTCTGCGGCGAGCGACCACGTGTCCGACTGCTCGACCTTTTCGTAGTCGATCTCAAACCGCCAGCCCTTGGCTCGCGTGTCCGATGGATAGGGGGCCGGAAGGGTCAAACCGCCTCCCAAGCCCTGAACCCGTTGTGCACGGCGCCAGTGGTGCGGATGAGGCCCTTGGCCTGCATTTCAGAAAGCCGGCGATCGACCTGAACAATGCTGAGCCCGGTGAAGCGGGAGATATGCTCGGGAGTCCCGGCACCTTCGTTGCGCAGCACGGCCAGGATGCGGGCAGCGTGGCTCAGGGCGAACTGGCCGGCGCGTTCAGCTGCAGCGTGACTGGTTTCAGGGTCCGTGCGGCGGGCGCGCGGCATGTCGAACATTTCGATGTGCATGTTCATCAGATGCCGCCCTTCTTGAGCGCATGGCGCCTGTGCATGTCCGCCTCCCCCTGCTCACGGCTCGGGATCGAGATGCCGCGGCTGTAGGGGGTGACAAGGCCTTTGGTGCGATAGAGCTTGGAGGGACGGCAGGGCGGCAACCCAACCGCGTGCTCGATGCTTGGGAAGGGTGGCGGATCGGTGTGCATGAAATCGCCCATGTCGTCAAAACCGCAGGCGAGGTCTTCGGCTTGGGCGGGGGTCATGCGGCCGCCTTCCAGAGCCACGTTTCCGGGTGACCCGTGATGTCGTTCAGGTATTTGCCGTCTTCCTTGGCTGGGCTCACCCACTTCGCCAAAAAGTCGAACTCGCCGCGGCTCTCGACGCGCCACACAGCACCTTCGACTGGATCGAGTGCGCCGTGGCCGCTGACGGAGATAAGCTGCTTGACGGCCTCGACGCTGATGGGCGGTCCGTCGGACAGCACGCGCGGCGTGGTGATGCCTGCATTGGCGCAGCGCAGCGCGACTTCATCCCACGGCAAGCGCTTCTTGTTCGCGGCCATGGAGAACGCCACAAAAGGGTCGTGTGGCAACTGGTATATGGTCCCGTGGGCCAGCACCAGCCACTCGCCGTTGATCATCTCGCCTTCGCTTAGCAGGCAATGGAAGAGGTCGCGGCGCCCTTCCACCCACCAGCCGAAGTAATGGTGTTGCGGATATGGCGAGGTAATCGCGGCATAGCCTGCGCGGGTCAGGGCAACGATTCGGCCGTCGACCTTGGCCACGGCGACATTGCTGCCGTCCAGCTTCTCGGTGACGATCACGCGATCGTGCTTGTCGCGCGCCTTCTCTTCGCAAATCACGCGCTGGCCTTCGTGGCAGTGGTGATCGCTGGGGCCTACGCGGCTGCCGGGAAGGTGCGGGGTCGAGCCATAGGCTTTGCCCCCGAGCGGCTTGGTGTTCTTGGCCGCTTCCATCACGCAACCTTCAGGTGAGCCGGCTTGCTGGCGGCGTGGCGGGCGCGGGCGCCGCGGATGACGCTCTGCGTGCGCTCGAAGACTTCGAGGGCTTCACGCTCGATGCGCGAAAGTTCGTTGTCGCTGATTTCTTCGTCGGCTAGCGCCGCATTGAGTTCAAGCAGCACGTCGGTGCCCTCTTTCACCAAACCGGCCGCATCGTTGCGAAGGTCCTGCTTGGCAGCCATGTCACGCACGGGCAGTTCGATGAAGCGGCCGACGGGCGCGCTGATCGCGGTGACGAAGGCGTAGCAATGCGGCGACTGCGCCTCGATACACATGTCCGAGATCGTCACGGCATCGTTGAGACCGTGCTTGTGTGACGGTGAGCCGCAGGTCTCCTTGCGCAAGACCTCTTCCGTCTTGCCCAGGCGCGCGGCGATCACTGCGCGGCCGCCCGGGTAGTTGTCGATCATCAGTCGCAGGGCGTCTTGGGCGTTCATGTACGGTCTCCGGTTTTTTGGACGTTGTTGCAGTGCAGCGTTAGCGGTGCAATGCAGTCATGGAAGAGAAACAAGTCAGCGCAACGCATTGGTCAGCCGTCCCGGTGGAAGTGGATGCGGACGTGCTCATGGCTTCGCTGGTGGAAGGGATTGCTGAGGGGGAGATGGCGCGCCGGTCAGGCGGCCACGATTGCGAGGTCGGGCCAGTGCTTCTGCCAGTCGTGCGGGCGAAGCTCTTTGCGCGTGATCTGGCCCTTGAAGTGGTCTTCGAGGGTTCGGCAGTGATACGGCGGGAAGGGGTTGAGGCCGTTGGTCCAGGGCCAGACGTTGCGCCGGTCCTCATATCCAAGGATTCGCGCCACTTCCGCGTGGCTGTTTCCTGCCAACTTCAGCACCTTCCGGTTCGCCAAGACTTTTTGCATGCGACCAGTCTAATCACCTTAGACCAGTATGTCAAATCTGTTTAGACCCAAGGAAAATGCGAGGGCGTACTCTCATGAAATGCGTGATAAAGCCAAGGACTCCAAGCCCAAAGAGCCCGTGGATCCTGTCCGGATCGGCTTCGGGATGCGCCTCGCATCTGCTCGGGATGGCAAGGGAATGACGCAGGATCAAGTGGCCGAGCGGTTCGGCGTCAACAAGGCGACCGTTTCCGCGTGGGAGACCGGGCGCGGAGTGCCGGATGCGCTGCGCCTGCGCGCCCTGGCCAAGCTCTACGATGTGAGCGCAGACAGCCTGCTATGGGAAGATTCACTCTCCCCGGACGCGATGAAATTCGCCGCCGCCTTCGACGGCCTCAATGAACAGCAGAAGCGCCAGCTCTTTGCAATGTGGGAGGCCTACATCCGAGAGGGTGCCTCAGACGCCGAGGTCGAGAAAAAGATGCCAGCCACGACGGGGCCCAAGTACACGCCGCGTGTAAAAGAGGCATTCCACCCGGCGAACGCAGAAGAGCGCGAGCGGGCGGAAGAAGGCGGGGAGGATTGAGATGGCTGCCGAGCTCGTCCCCGACAACATCAGCCACGATGTGGCGGAAGCACTCGAGACGCTGCTGGATCTGGCGAAGCGCGGCGAGGTCACTGGCATCGCGTTCGCGTGCACCATGAGGAAGATGCGCTACATCACCAACGTGGCGGGGCATTGCTACCGTCATCCGACGTATGCCCGTGGCATGGTCGCCTTCCTATCCGACCAGCTGGCCGGCTTAGTGCACCGCAAAGATCCGAGCGACACGCGGTAGACGCAAAAAAGCCGCCCGAAGGCGGCTTCTGCTTTTGCGCGAGGACTATTAGATCGGCGAGCCAGTGGCGCCGCAGGTCTTCGGGCGGATCGAAGCATCCACGTCGGTTTCGCAGGTCCACTTGGAACCATTCACCGAATAGACCAGCGCATAGGTGATGGTCTTGCTGACCAACTTGGGGTTGACGCCCGTGCCGCGGAACGTCGATTTCACAGTGCAGCCGCCGGTGGTTGCGGCAGTGCCGGCGCTTTCAACGCTCAGGATGTACTTGCCGTTGATGTCGGTCTTGATCCCAATGTCGCCAACCGCGGCAGAGGCATTGGCCGGGCAGGTATTGTCTTGCGGGAAGCTGAGTTCGATGTTCTTCTTCACGCCGTCAGCCAGGGTGATCGCTTCGGTGATCTGGGCTTTTGCGGTGTAGTCCTGATAAGCCGGCAGAGCGACAGCAGCCAGGATGCCGATGATCGCGACAACGATCATCAATTCGATAAGGGTGAAGCCAGCTTGTGCGCGGCTGCGGAGGGTACGAACGTTCATGGAAATTCCTTGGTTGGGTTTGGGTTCACCGAGGAATCTCCCCGGCACGCTCCACTTCTGCATGAGGCGTGCCAGGATAAAAAGCAATGAAAAAGTGTTCGTTTTGACCGAGAATCCAGCGCACACCGACAAACAGTGTCAATCAGTAACAAGAATTGTCAGAATGCTGCGACAACTGCCGTCATACCGCGATGACCGGGCCGACCTCAGAGGCGAGCCATGCGCGCGCCCCGGCCTCGGCAATGGTCTTGCCCCAGTAGGCGGTCGCGCATTCGTTGCATCGCGCGACCCATCCATCCCCTGTCTTGGCCGCGCCATCGAATGCGGCCCCGGCACGCAGGGTTTCCAGTTGCACCCCTTTGCCGCGCATCAGCGGCTCGATCAGCGCAAGATCGCCGCTGAACTGCGGAACGGGGGATTGCCCTACGCCGGCCTCGTACATCACCGGGCCGTCGGGTGTGAGCTCGACCGACATGCCCTGCGTCCTAGCTATCCAGTAGTCGAGCAGCGGGCATGCAAGGTCCGCCACACGGGCCAGTGCGCCACTATCGTTCGGCGGCAGCAGATCGCTGATGAGTTGGTCGATGCCGATGTCGAAGAAGCTGGCCAGCATCCGCAGTTCGGAGATGCCCGGCTCACCTTCCGCGTTCTCCCATCGGATGAGTGTCCGCGTGGTGATGCGAATGGCGTCCGCCAGTTGCTTCTGGGTCAGGAAGCGCTCCGTGCGCAGCCGCTTCAGGTTCGATGCGAAGGTCGATGCGAATGAATCCATCTCTCAAGCATAGCGCGCGGTGGCATGATCGCTCTCTCGAAAGGAATCGCATGGCCCCGAAGGCGTTCTTCGTTCCGGTGCTTCTTATACTCGCCGGCTGCGTCGACAGCGCTGCGGAAGAGCCCGTGGACTTTGGCGCTCGATTCGTAGCCCGGCACATCGTCGATGCGCAGAAGAAGTGTGCGGCGATCGACCTCCCCGACCTCCTGGATTGCGCCGATCAGCCATCCAAAGGACCGGCGCGCACCGCCGCCCGCATCGCAAATGACGTGTACGCGTCGTTCAAGGATGGCTGCTACGGCGCCGCGGGCCGAGACAAGTGCGAAGACCTCATGGCGTCTGCCTATGCACAGGCAAGCGCGGCCCGACCATCGCAACTGGTATCGGCGCCGGCGCCCGGGCGGGATCGACCAGCCGGGCCATGAACCGGCACTGAGCCCTCCCCTCTTCCGGGCATACGTCGAAACGCATGACGCTCGAGCCCATGAGCCCGCTGCTGCATTCCTGCCCGTACAGGATCTTTGACGGGGACGCTCCGTAGAGCGTGCAGAGGTCGCCGAATATTTCGGCATCCATGGGAGAGCGCCCAGTCTCCCAATTGGCAACGGTCTGCTGAGATACGCCGATCTCACTGGCGACATCTCCTTGACTGAGGCGTATCGCTCGCCTGGCAATGCGCAGCCGCCCGCCAATCACTTTCCGGCGTTCGGTGTCCTTCATTTGTTCTCAATTTCTACCACAGCACCTTACAGGTGCACACACTTTACAGAGATGTGGCCACTACAACCCGTAGGGGTACAACCTGACGGCGTGCTGACCTCTGAGGCTACAACGCATGGTTGTATTTGCCTGTTCTTTTGTCACATACAACCCGCGGTTGTGGCCGACTCAAATTTATTTTGATTCTTGTCAAAAGACATTTGACTCTTTCGTCTAAGGTGATTAGACTTCAATCCAGCGCTGCATCCCGCAGCAAACCTGGAGATGAAGATGTCCTTCGGATCACACAACATCGCGCCGCCCGAGAAGTTGGCCGAGCGCGATGTCGCCAAGAACCTCAAGGTCGCTGCTGAAGCGCTGCAGGTTGCATCGCGCGCTGCGGTGGCGGCGGGCTACGGCGATCAGTTCATGGCTTCACTCGGCGAGACCTTCGCGCAGTTGACGGCGACTCGGGGGATGCTGGCATGAACACCCTACTCCCCACCGACGCCGACACGTTCCGCAAGGACGCGGTTGTCACTGAACTCTTCGGCGATGCTGCGCTGCATTGCTTCCATGCGATCGACGGCGCGCAGACCTCGGCTGCCGAATACCTCGAGGCGAAGAACGGCCGGCTGAAGCTGGATGTGCCGCACGTCCGCGACGAACTCAAGGTCGAGATGGTTGGCACGGTGCCGGAAGCGTGGGGGCTGCTGTGATCACTGCAAACATCCATCGCGTGAAGTCCATCAGCGTGAGGCGGATCGTCTACGACACCTTCGTCGAACACAAGATCGTCTTTGAAACCGAGGACGGCCTTGTCGAGGTTTCGGAGTTCGCTCCGACTTCGTTGGAAGTCGAAATGCTTCCGACGCGTGACTCTTTGGTTGGCGCTGACAACGTGCTGGCTGTGGGAGCGGCATCGTGAGCGCGCGGACCATCCCTATCAATCCCAAGCGCCTGCTTGAAGGTGCACTGGCAGATGCCGAGCAGAACTCCAGCATCGCTCGCAGCCCAATGGGCAGCACTTGGGCGGCCACCGTCTACAAGGGCGACCCCAAGCCCAAGGAATGCGCGACCTGCAACAAGCGTGGCGTGCACATGCAAATGATCAATGCCGGCGCAATCGAGTGCAGCCACATCGAATGCCCGAACCGCAAGCAGTGCACCGCCATGCCATGCGACAAGGTGCCGGGAGACGAGTCATGAACTCCACCGACCGCCGAGCCCGCGTAGAGGCCAAGCGCCACCCCGAGTCCTTCGAGGAAAGCGAAGAGGTCGCTATTGCCCGTGATCGGGCACTGGATGCGCTGAAGCGGACGCCGGAGTATTTCGCGGCATCGCATCACTTCGATCTTGAACAGCAGAACAGGGGCATGCAATGAGCAAGAAACTGACGCCGTGGTTTCCGGCTGAAGTGGAGCCGGCACGCGAGGGCATCTACAACGTCCAAGACCGTCGTCTCGACGATGACCGCTGGTTCTCCTATTGGGACGGCGTCCGGTTTAACTGGCTTTCTCTTAGCCAAGGGGGCGCTTTCCTCATGCGCGGCGACAAAGGTGCCGGGGGCGATGTCACCCGTTGGCGCGGACTGGCGGTGAAGCCATGAGCAACATGAGCTATTGCCGATTCCGCAACACGTTGTCGGACTTGCGTGACTGCTATGAAAACCTCGATGAAGCGGTTTCCAGCGATGAAGAGTCAGCGGCCCGCAGGCGCCTCATCGAACTCTGCTGCGACATCTTCGACGAGTTCGGCCACGAAGTTGGAAGGGAATCGGAATGACCGCCCTACGCCAAGCCGCCGCCACCTGGTCAATCGGAGTGCTTTCGACCTTCGCAATCCTGATTCTGATGGCTTGCCTGGAACACCAGCACTCTGAAACCGATGCGCATCAACGCACGGCAGATGTAGTCAACGACCGTGCCGCTGAATACGCGGCTATCAATAACCCGAAGGAGTGACCATGTCGATGAATCCCAAAGTTAAGGCCACGTGGGTTGCTGCGCTGCGCAGCGGTGAGTACCAGCAAGGCCGCGAACAATTGAAATGCGACGCAGAGTTCTGCTGCCTTGGCGTGCTGTGTGATCTGTACGCCAAAGAGCATGGCGTTGCGTTCGACTTCGGCCTTTATGGCGGTGGCGGCGACGACGAACTCCCGTCCTCATTGGTGCTTGAGTGGGCCGGCCTGGATAGCGAAGACCCACAAGTAGAGATCGACGGCGCTCGACAGAACGTATCCGTGCACAACGATGGCGCCGGCACCAGGTCGAAGACCTTCGCCCAGATCGCCGACGCCATCGAGGGGCAGCTATGAACTCCCACCCCGAATACCGCGATGGCGCCTACCTGTTTAGCCCCATTGGCGATGACCGCCCTGCACGCTTCTGGCCGATCTGCGTTGCTGTCGCGGTCCCGCTGGCTCTGATGCTGGCGGCTCACTTTCTTTCCCGCTGAAGGACAACATGAACCAAGTTCTCGAGAAGCCGAGCACCGCGATTGCGGAATACTCGCCCACCGCCGCAGCCCTGGCCGACCTCCGCGCCCGCCTCTCTGGCGTGGCCTACGACCTGTCCACCGGTAAGGGCATGGAAGTCGCCAAGAAGGATCGCGCCGAGGTCCGCAGCCTGCGCACAGCACTGGAAGCCAAGCGTGTCGAACTCAAGGCTCCGGCGCTGGAGCGTTCGCGGCTGATCGATGCCGAGGCCAAGGCGCTGACCGCTGAACTCCTGGCACTTGAGCAGCCCATCGACGGCCAGATCAAGGCCGAGGAAGCGCGCAAGGCCGCAGAGAAGGCTGCGCGCGAAGAGGCCGAGCGCAAGGCTGTTGCCGTGATCCGGGAGCGCATCGACGGGTTCCGCCACATCGCAGTGACCGCAGCCGGCCTGCCCTCCGAAGCTATCCAGTCTCTGATCGACGGCCTTCGGGTTGTTGAAATCACGCTGGAAGAGTTCGGCGACTATGCCGGCGAGGCTGTGCAGGTCAAGCAGCAGACGCTCGACCGTCTCGACCTGATGCTCGACCAGGTGCAGGAACACGAAGCCGAGCAGGCCCGCATGAAGGCCGAGCGCGAAGAACTCGCCCGCGTCCGCGCAGAGCAAGAAGCTCGCGAAGCCGCGGAACGTGCGCGTGTCGCCGCCGAACAGAAGGCCGCAGCCGAGAAGCTGGCCGCCGAGCGCGCCGCTTTTGAGAAGGAGCAGGCCGCAGCCCGCGCCGAAGCAAAGAAGCGCGAGGATGCCGACCGCGCCCGCCGCGACGAAGAAGACCGACTGGCCCGCGAGGCGCGCGCCGCAGAGGACAAGCGCATCGCCGACGCCCGCGCAGCACTGGAGGCCGAGCAGCGCGCAGCCCGCCAAGCAGAAGAGGCCAAGGCAGCCGCGGAACGCAAGGCCGCGCAGGACAAGGCCGATGCCGAAGCCGCGGCCGAACGCAAGCGCCTGGACGATGAAGCCGCCGAAGCCCGCCGCATCGCCGACGAGAAACGCAAGGCTGAGGCCGACGAACTGGAAAAGGAGCGGCGAGCCTTTTTGCATGAACAGCGCCGGATCGAAGCGATGCACAAGGCCGCGCCGGCAATGCTCGGCGCCCTTCAGGTGGTGGCCGCTACGCCGCGTATCCCCAAAGAAATCATGGCCGTGGTGACTGACGCCATCGCCCTTGCCACCGGAGAAGTCGCATGAACGACATCATCGAAATGCCCCGCGGCGGCATGGTGTCCGCCGCCAGCACCAACCCTGCGGCTGTCGTCCTCTCACACGCCAAGACCGTGCAAGAGGTCATGAAGTCGGTCATGAAGTCGAACGTGCACTACGGCACGATTCCCGGCGCCGGAGACAAGCCGACCTTGCTCAAGTCCGGCGCGGAGGTGTTGTGCATGACGTTCCGCATCGCGGACAAGTACCAAGTCACCGACCTGTCGGCGGCTGGCTCAATCCGCTACCGTGTGACGTGCATAGCAGAGCACCAGACGACCGGCGAAGTCCTCGGGTCCGGCTTGGGCGAGTGTTCCACGGACGAAGAAAAGTACCGCTGGCGCAAGGCGGTCTGCAAGGAGGAATTCGAGGCAACCGCGCCGGACATGCGCCGCGTGAAGTACGGACGCAAGCAAGGCGGCCACTACACCGTCGAGCAAGTGCGCACCGAGCCGGCCGACCTTGCGAACACCGTCCTGAAGATGGCCTGCAAGCGCGCCAAGATCGCCATGGTGCTGAACGTCACCGCAGCGTCGGACATGTTCAGCCAAGACCTCGAAGACCTCGATGCAGAGTTGGTGCGTCACTTGGCCGAAGACGAGCGCGACGGTCAGATGCAGCTTGTGCGAGACGAATGGGCCGCCAAGGCAGCCGCCGCGCCGAACGAAGCGGACTTGCGCAAGGTCATGCAGGAAGGCGTGAAGGTCTTCCAGGCCGCGCGCGACAAGGATGGCTACTCCGCGTTTGCCAAGGCCGTGCAGGCGCGCGGCGCAGTGCTGAAGGAGGCTGTCAATGCGTGATTTCAAGTTTCGCTGCTCATCCATCGGCAAGCTGATGACCGAGCCCAAGACGCAGAAGGAAGGCCCGCTGTCCGAGGGCGCCAAGACCTACATCCGCGAGCTGGCTGCGCAGGAAATCTTCGGCGTGGACTTCGAGGTTTCCAGCAAGCAGATGGAAAAGGGCATTCTGGTCGAACAGGACTCCATCGACCTGTTGAATCGGGTCCGCGGTCTGTCGCTCACGAAGAACACCGAGCGCCGCTCGAACGACTTCCTGACCGGCGAGTGCGACCTGTTCGATGCCCCCGGGCGCCGCGGCCATGACGTGAAATCGCCGTGGTCTATCGCCACCTTCCCGATTGCCGTCGCGGACTGCGAAGACAAGCTGTACGAATGGCAGATGAGGGGTTACATGGCCCTGTGGAACGCTGGCGAGTGGGAGGTGAACTACTGCCTGGTTGACACGCCCGAGAAGCTGATCGGCTTCGAGCCGCTGGCGATGCATGTTGTCGGACACATCCCCGAGCACATGCGCGTGACCTCGTGGACCATCACGCGCGACCCGGAGAAGGAGGCTGCCATGTTCCAGAAGGTGATGCACGCGCGCGCCTACATGGCCGAGGTGATCGCCGAGTTCGACCGCACGCACCGCTCCGCAGAAATCGAGGTGATCGCATGACCGAATACCAACTGGCCGCAATGTCTCGAGTCGGGGAGCACGGCGAACCCATCTTCCGCGCTCCCTCTGTTGGGTGCTCTGGGGAGACGGATCTCCGCAAAGCACTGCGCGAAGCTGCTACCTCGCTCGAAACCATCGGCAGGCTCGCCGGCCGAGGCGAATTCATGCTGGAGGACAGCGAGGTGCGCGCCTACGCAAACAGCCGTGCAAGCGTGGCCCGTGACGCCCTCGTCGCTACTGGAGAGACATCGTGAGCGCGGCGCCTGCATTCGTCGTCTACGGGAAAACAGTCGACACCCGGTATTCCGTGCGCACCGCTCAGGGTGTAGCCGTCTGCACCTGTGCCTACAACCGGTCCGCTGGGTTCAGCGATGACCGGCAAGAGATGGCGCAACTCATCGCAGACGCACTGAATGCCTACGCTGCCGCTATTGCCAAAGCAACCCAAGGAGTCACGTCATGACCGCCGCACCTGTTGGATGCTTGGATGAGCGCGTCCTTCGCGCCCTACGAATGGCTGATATGCAGCTTAGCGCATGGGAGAACGGCTATGCATTCGACACGCATGGGCCGTCGCGCGAAGCACAACGACTCGTGACGGAGGCGCTTGCCGCTCTATCCGCCAGCAGGCAGGAGGGCTGGATCAGCGTCGATGAGCGCATGCCTCCCCCAATCACATATGTCATCGCACACGGTCGTCGTTACGGCGACCGGGAGGGGCACAAGCGGGTCTACGTCACGTACACGGGGACGCGGGTTTTTGAAACGGTGGAAGACGAGGAAATCGCTTGCTGGATGCCCCTCCCCGCAGCACCCCATCAATCCCAAGAAGCCCAAGGAGATAGACATGGCGAATGAACTGACGCAAGCCTTCAAGATCGCCGCCGATGTGCACGACGAAAGCTCCACGCACATCCATGCAACGCTTTATGCGCCCGTACTGGAAGAGTTCTGCTTGGAAGCGAGCCGAGAGGACGAGGGCCGCAACTGGTACATCGAGGTGACCAATGAAAGCGGCTACCACACCTATGACGGCTATTGGCGCGACTCCGAGCGCAAGTCCTGCGATGAGGTTCTGGCCGAGGCCGCAGACGGCTCGTTGCTACACGAACTGAAATCGCCTCCGGAAGGATCACGGCCCATCACCCCTTCCGCCGCAACACCGGCAGCGCCGGGTGGGGTGGACGTGGATCACGCGCTTGCGCTCAAATTGTTGAAGCGGCTCGAAGACGCCACCGAACTGTGGAAGGGCTGGAGCGGCGCACCGAGCACGCTGGTTGAGTTGAAGCACGCAATCGGCAGCATGGCCCAGAAACTCGCATTGCGCACTGCCGCCCTCTCCCATCCCGCGCCAGCGGTCGAGTGCCGAGACTGCTGCGGTACAGGGATTGATGGTGACTGTGGCTCCGATGGGCGAACCATAGATATTGAGTGCGGCGCCTGCAATGGAACTGGGCGCACTCGCGATGCTTGGCAAGTATCCATCGAGCGTCTGGAGCAGGTGTTTCGGAAGTCAGTAGTGGGCATGGTCCCGGCGGAATACGCTACTGGCTACACCGAAGCGCTTAGCCATGTGCGCCGCGCCCTCTCCCATCCTGCGCCCGTGGCAGCGCCTGCGAAGAACTGCGAGTGGACAAATTGCGTTCACCGCGTCGGCCACGTGTGCTGCAACGACAAGGAGCAAAAGTGAACGTCATCACCATCGACATGGATGCGCTCGCACGCGCCATCTACAGCAACACCGACGCCAGCGAACAAGACGCGCGGTCGATCATCCACACCGTAGGTTTCGCAGCGCCTGCGCCAGCTTCGGAAGCGGTGGCGTGGAACATTCCAGACCAATGCCCGCACATGATCGTGTTCGATGACGCGGAAGCGAGTCCGTTGACGTTCGCAGGCAGCGGCGCTCGCCCGGCTGCCCTGGAAGCCTTCAAGCGCAAATCCATCCAGTGGAATGCACACCTGTTCGTGCGCATCGCCCACAACTCACGCGACGACACGTATCCAGACGCCACCCCAGGCGATAGCGCCGATGCGCCCGTGCAGCAGGCGGGGGAATATCCGCCCCTGCCGGCTCGCGAGGATCGGCCAGCGTTGAACGCCATCCCTTACCGCGTTTACACCGAGGCGCAAATGCGCGCATACGTTGATGCAGACCGCGCCGCACTCAAGGGCGAGCAGCCTGTAGAGCCCTCGGGCAGCGAGCGGGGGGAGGTGTGATGGACCCGTTCAAGATCGACGGCCCGACCTGTCTCAGCTTTTCGGCTGGCCGCAGCAGCGCATACATGCTGTGGCGCACGCTTCAAAGCAACGACCTGGCCACTGTTGGCAGGTGGCTGAAGGTTCTGTTTTGCAACACCGGCAAAGAGGAAGAGGCAAGTCTTCGTTTCTGGCGTGATTGCTCGGATCGGTGGAGCAAAAGCGCCAACCGCAACGGCAAGCCGTTCAAGACCATCATCGAACAGCGTGGCGGCGTCCTCCCGAATCGCGTGGCGCGTTATTGCTCTTCCGAAATGAAGACGCGGACCATGCATCGATACCTCCGTGACCTCGGCTGGAAAGAGTGGGATTCCTTCATTGGTATCCGCGCCGATGAGCCTCTGCGCGTCTCGAAGAACCGCGCGAACCCCTTTCCCGAATCGAAGGATGAAGAGGTGCATATGCCTCTCGCAATTGCTGGAATCTCCGCAAAGGACGTTGGTGCGTTCTGGCGCTCACATCCATTCGACCTCGGCCTACCGAACCACAACGGCAAGACGGCGCACGGCAACTGTGATCTGTGCTTCCTCAAGCCAGCCGCGCAAGTCCTGTCTCTGATCCAAGAAAAGCCAACGCGCGCTGTCTGGTGGGCCGATCAAGAAAAGAAGGCCGAAAAGGTAGCGACTGGCAGCGGCAGCCGCTTTCGCGACGACCGTCCCAGTTATGCCCAGATGGCTCAATTCACAAAGGATCAATCCGATGCCTTCGACATCAACGAAGAAGCCGCTTCGTGCATCTGTGGAGACTGACATGACCACCGCCCCGAAGCTGCCCGAGGGCTTGGAGCCCGAGCACGGCGACGACTGGGAAGACGAGCCAGTCTGCGCTCGCTGCCACGGTGACGGCATGGACCCGTGGAACGACTACCTGCTTGACTGCCCCGAATGCCAAGGAAGACAACAGCCATGACCAACCTGCACCCTGACCTTGAGGCGCTGATGCCGGAGCCCTTTGCCTACCCGGATGGCATCGTTTCCGGTCCGTGCGCGTGCGGCAGTTGGCCGGGCGGTGCATGCCTCAAGTGTCCCGCAGTCAACTTCTACACCGCCACCCAGATGCGCGAGGCCATCCTTGCTGCGACGGAGAGAGCGGCGAAGCTGTGCGACTCGATGAGTGGCAGCGACTACTCGCCTACTCAATGTGCCGCTGCCATCAGGGGCACTGCATGAAACTCACCAAAGCACAACGCGCCACGTTGCGCGAGATGTTCGGCGGGCGCTGCTCGTACTGCGGCTGCGACCTCGGCGACCGCTGGCACGCTGACCACTTCGAGCACGTCGAGCGCAAGATGAAATGGGCCACAGCGCCGAACGGCTCGCGCCGGCTGGTCGCCACCGGAGAGGTGCATCGGCCTGAACGGGACACGCTGGAGAACATGATGCCATCCTGCGCGCCCTGCAACATCGACAAGCACAGCATGACGTTGGAGGATTGGCGCGGCAAGCTCCAGAATGCCGTAGCCGTGCTCTCGCGCAACCAACCGACATTCCGCCATGCCATGCGCTTCGGGCTCGTACAGGAGACTGGCGCAAAGGTCGAGTTCTATTTCGAACGTGCTGCCGCCTCTACCGGGCGGGGAGAGGGGGGAGAGGGAGCATGAAAGTCACACTCACCGCATGGGCGGCTCGGCACTTCGAGCATCCGCCTGTCGAGAACACTCTGCGAATCTGGGCACGGCAGGGGCGGATTGTCCCTACTCCTATCAAGATCGGCCGCACCTACTATGTCGAACCGAACGCCCAACATATCACCGAGGTTGCCCAATCCGGCAACCTTCTTTCCAGACTGCGAGCAGCGTAATGGCAGCACGTCCACGAGCCCGGCCGCGCCGGGAATGGCCCACCGGCCTTCATGAGTCACGGCCGGGGTATTTCGTCTGGTTCAACCCGGTCGCCAAGAAGTATGTCGCGATTGGGCGAGTGACGCTGGCCGACGCTCGGCTCCAAGCCATCGAGGCCAATCTGTGGGCGTCCGAGCAACTCGGGAAAGCTCGCCTGATCGACAGGCTGCAACAGAAGGACAAGACAGTTCGCGAATGGCTCAAGGAGTGGATTGGGGAGTTGACCCTTGCCGAGAACACCCTGAAGAGCTACAGGGCGAAGTCGAAGGCCATCAACGAAGAGATGGGCGACCTTGCGCTGGGCCGGCTGACCGTGAAGGACACGGCCAATGCGCTGGACGAGATCAAGAAAAAGCGCGGGGCACCCACGGCGCAGGTGGCCCGGTCGGTCCTGATTTCGGCCTTTGGCAACGCGATCACCAAGGGGCACATGGAAACCAACCCGGCCTTGGTGACTGAGGCGAAGAAGACGACCGTTGCCCGCCAGCGCTTCACGACTGCCACCTTCGAGAAGGTTTGGGCGGGCCTGCAAGATGGGCCGCCATGGCTCCGCAATGCAACGCTGCTGGCGATGATCACAGGGCTGCGCCGCGAAGACATTGCAGGGCTGAAGTTCACCGATGTGGCGGATGACTACCTGCTGGTTGCGCCGAAGAAATCACAGGGCATGGTGAAGATCGCCATCCCCCTCGCGCTCTACTCGGAGGCGATGAAGATGAGCCTGAAGGATGCCATCGCCGTGTGCCGCCGAACCGGCGTCGTCAGCCAGTACATGGTCCACCAGACGGAGCACACGGGCCGAAGCTCGCCGGGCCAGCGAATGTCCCTCAGCACCGTCACCATGCGGTTCTCTGAATACGTCGCGAAGGCGCTGGGCGAAGGCGAGAACCTGCCGACCTTCCATGAGCTGCGCAGCCTCTGCAAGCGCTCGTACCAGGCACAGGGCGGCGTAGATACCAAGGCACTGCTCGGCCACCTGGCGGACAGTTCCGCGGACCTCTACGAAAACAATCGCGGCGCCGAGTTCAAGAAGGTGAAAATTGGCTGA